GCTCCCCCAGTGCCCTGCCGCCAGCCCCCGGTGAGCCCTCTGGGTGTCCTCGATGGCGCCGACGAGGATGTCGACGCGCGCAGTGTAGCCTTCTCCATAGAGGTCCTGTGTACTCCTCCGCGCCGCGGCCTCCGTCCGGTCCAGTGCAAGGTCGGCGATGGCGTGCTTTATGTCGATCCCCATGCGCGCCTTGACGTCGTAGATAAACCTGTCTTGCTCCTCGAGGTTTGCGTTGTTCCGATCCTTCCAGAAGTCCCACGCCGCCTTCATCTGGGTGCCCGTATAGAACTCCTCCATGATGCGATCCAGCTTCACTGCCAGAGCGTCGATGTTCACATCGTTCAGCCACTTCAACATGGGAGCGACCTGCTTTTCGGTGGCGTCCAGGACGTGCTCGAAGGTGTCGAACGTCGGGTCTGTCAGGTGGTGCAGGAACGGGAGGTTCTTGGAAATCTCGTAGCCCAGGCCGTCCTTCCCGAGTTCGTCGAACATGACGGCATACGCGGCCGTAGCCACTACCCTGACGTCCTCGTTGGTGATCGAGGGGAACGTCTGTTCGATACTCTTCCGGGCCTTGTCCGCCTCCTGGCTGGTCTCGACGGCGAACTTGAGCGGCTCGTGCCACTTGTCGTAGAACGCCTCGTCAGTCCGCGTGGCCGTGCCGAACAGTTCAATCAAAGCCGAGGCAAACCGTCGCCGAGGATCGCCCCCTATGCCTGCTAGTAGATCCGGGGTAACCGTCTCGGGGTCTGATGAGAACTCGCGCTTGAACCGCTGCTCCTTGACCCTCTGCCACCGCTTCACCCGCGGGTCCTTGCCCGACGGCGCCAGGATGAACCCGGGCCGGTTCGCGATCTTGCGGTCACCCACGAGCGAGAGTTGCTCGGCCTTCACGAGCTTCCGGATCCGGATGGGCATATCAAGGCGCTTTCCTCGCGCCCGCTTCTTGCCCAGCTCGGCCTTGAGCTCGTCCATCGTCCACCTGGTCGCGCCGTGGTAGAACCCCGGCCGATCGTAGTGGGCCATGTAGAGATCACGGGCCTCCTCGAGCGTGTGACACCCGAGCACGACCTTGTCCTCGTCGGGGACCTGAGTGCCGGGGAACTTCTGGTGGATGACGTAGGCGTGGGGCGCGTCCGCGTCGGGGCCGATGAACACGTCGACGGGGTCGCCGTCGGTGCCCAGGGTGCCGGCGAACTCGCCATAGGCGGCCTTCATCTTCGTCCGCCACTTGTTGCCGTCGCCGTCCTCGCCCTCGCGCACGGACCCGGGCAGGTTCTCGACCAGGACGCGGAGTCCCTGAAACGTCGCGGTGGCCTGGTACGGCCACTTCTTGCGGTTCGGCACCGGGGGCGGACCGAACCGGACCGGCCGAGGATCAGGCATGGCGCCCCGGGTAGCGGGTGGAGGGTACGGCCACGGCGCGGAACATGCCGCGCTTCGGGGCACGACCGGCCTGCAGGTCGTTGACGAGGTCGTTGGCGAGCTTGTAGCGCCCTCCCTCGGAGGGGACGACGGCGTGGAACGGCAGCGCCAGGCTGTCGTCGGTGATGGTCAGGACGGAGAAGCCTCGGTGGCTCTTCTTAAACTCGACGAGGAACGAGCCGACCATCCAGCTCTCGGTGGCGGCGTCGCCGCGGACGTCGTCGCAGCGGTCGAACACGGCCTTGGCCGAGGCCTTGACGAGCTCGAACGTGGGGCGCGGGATCAGCCGCTTGATGACGATCCCCTTGTCCATCTTCGAGCGCACCCGTGCGACGTTCTCTCGGTGCCTGGTGACGTAGTCCGAGACCTTGGCCTTGGCGCCCCCCTCGTGGTGCTTCTCGGCCGCCACCATCGCCCCTTCCTTCGTGCTGTGCATCGTGTTCGAGGCGTTGAGCTTCGGGGTGTCTGACTTGTGGACGGCCTCGCCACCGGTGTCGACGTGGTAGCCCTCGTTCGAGTCCTTGTGGGTGTACGACGTGCCCCAACCCCCCGGGTACTTCGTGACGTGGTAGTCGCCGTGGTCGTGGCTCATCCGGTGCTGCTCGTAGCCACCCTCGATCTTCTGCGTCTGCGTCCAGTCGTGCTTCGGCTGCGCCTTCGGCTTGTCCTTCCGCTGGTGCTCCTTGACCTGTGTGACGCCGGACTTGCCGCGACGGAAGAACGAGGACACCAGGCCCTTCTCGAGCCGGTGGATGCGGAGATCTCCCCAGAGAGTGACGGTGTGGAGGTTCATGGTGGCGCCCTTGCGCAAGTGGCCCCCACCCCAGCCGCCGACCGGGATGCTGATCTTGTCGATCCAGCCGGGCTTGAGGTTGTACGGCCTGTAGTTGCCTCCCTTCCCCTTGGACGTCGTCGCAACGATGTCGCCGTTGCGGTGGATGTGCTGGACCGTCAGCTTGGCGGCGCGAGGCCCTCCCATCGCGCTCCCGTCGGGGGCATGGACTTCGTCGCCGACCCGCAGGTCGCCGTCCTGGATGCGTCGGAAGTCCTCGGTCCAGTTGCGAACGCGAGCCTTGACCGCGTCGATGCGATCCCAGTATTTCTCGGCCTCGATGCCCCACTGGCGGTCCTGCTTCGTGACGTACTCGCTGTCCTTGTAGGCCTGGGCCACGACGTCGTCGATCAGATCCAGCTTCGCCGGGAGGTGCTTACCCGCCATCTTCTCGAGCTTCGCCACGCGCTTCTCGACGCGCTTGATCGAGGCCTGGCGCTTCGGGTCGGCCTTGCGCTTCTCCTCACCCTTCTGGACGTCGATCCAGGCCTTGAACTTGCCGACGATGTCGTCGGGCTTCGCGTCGACCAGCATCCACTGCGGGCCGGCGATGCCCGAGCTCTGCACCCGCATCCCCATCATGGTCAGAGCGAGATCCTGGCCGTGCTTCTCGTAGGCTGCGAGGAGATCCTCGTCGCCCATCTTCTTGAGCTTGGCGAATCGCGGAGGGTCGTCGGGGCTGTCGTACCCCAGTCGACGCGCGAGCTCGTCGAGCTGCTTTCGGGTGTTCGTCTGGAGCCCCGCCTCCGGAGCCATGTCGACGCCGTCCAGCAGGGAGCGCGCCTGTGTCTTGTTCTTCGCCCAGTGGTCGAGCCACTCGGAGATCCGCGCCCGGTACTTCGCCGCCCCCGTGCTCTGGGACGGCCCGTAGTATTCGTTGAGCAGGTCAGCGTACTTCTCGCCACCGTCCCAGCTAGTCCCGCCGTGCTCCCCGGCCGCCCGTCTGGCCTTGCGGACCGCGCCATCCGCCGTCATTGCCTTCCCGATCTGGGTCTCCTTGCCGTCCTTGTAGACCATGAACGCCCAGGTGTGAGGCTTCGCCGCGAGGGTGCCGGACTGATGGAAGACCCGCATCGTGTAGCCGTTCTCGGTGCCCTCCATCTCCCGCTGGTTCGAACCCTTGAATCGCCAGCCTTCGGGCAGGTCGTGACGGGTGGGCTTGATGACCTCGGGCTCGCCCCACTGGCCTCCCGGCTTGCGAGGCGCCGACGCCTTGCGCTCCGCGCGCCCCTTCGTCTTCCGCTGGTGCCCCTTGACGGGGACGACCTTGCCGCCCTTCGTCGTTCGGGTGTGCCCCTTGACACTGGCCTCACGCGGGCCACCGCCGAAGAGGGTGAGCTGCTCAGCCTTGAGCAGAATTCGCACGGGCATCCCATAGCCGTCGACGAGCATGTTGGTCCCCTTCTTCATTGGTCGAGCGATGTCCAAGTTTAGCCGGTGCAGGCTCTTCGTGCGTGAGGCCTTGAAGAGATCGCGCTGGCCTGGCCGCTCGGGCAGGCGCGAGACCTCCCAGTCGGCCGCCACCCCCGAGTAGCCCTGGCCGATGAGGTACTCGCGGTAGAGGTTGTCGATCTCGTCGGCGTACCGCTGCGATGGCGACTCGTGCGCAGCTCGAACGGGTGGCGCCGCATCGTGCCGCAGTGCCCACCCGATCGCCTCTCCCAGCACGGGCGGGACGGCGTTGCCGATCTGACGGTCGACCTGTGTCTTCGGTCCGGCGAAGTCCCACTGCTCGGGGAAGGTTTGCCACTCGCGTCGCATGTTCGGGCTCGCGCGCATGATCCGCTTGGGCGCGTCGGTGACGGCCTGCACAGGGTAGCGGATCGGCTCGGGGTCGCCGTCGACTTGGACCAGGACGTAGCCGCCCTCGTACTCGACAACGGTGCCGCGCACATGCCCCCGGCCCCACTCCTCGCCATAGGTCTCGAGGAACTCGTCGAGGAAGCCATCGAAGCCCTGGCCGTCGAGCTCCTCCGAGGCGTCCGCGAAGACGTTGTACGTCGGGGGCTCGGGGTCCTCCCAGACGGTGACCCGGCTGCCCGGCTTGAGGTCCCACGTCTCGACGAGGTGGACGTTGCCGGCGTTGTGGTGCGCCACCACCGTCTGCGCGGGTTCGTCGATGGCCCTGGGATCGCGCGGCCGATGCTTCTTCAGCCACGCCGGGTTCGATGCCGACGGGATCGGGCGGTCGAGGTCCTGCGCCGTCTCGGCGGGGTAGCCGGTGCCGATCGAGCCCATCTCGGCCGTCATCTTGGAGACGCCGAACTTCCGCATGGCCTTCGGAGGGGGCTCACCCTTCCGCCACGCCCACAGCAGCACGCGCATCCTCGCCTGGGGGACGCCGTACTCGGCCGCGTTGATCTTCTGCCACCTGGTTTCGTAGCCGAGCTCCTCGAGCTGCTGGACGATGCTGGCGCGCGTCTCGTCGAACTTGCCCTCCATCATCCCCTTGACGTTCTCGGCGACCATGTAGCGGGGGCGGATCTCGCGGACGGCGCGGATCATGGTCGGCCACCCGTCGATCTTGTCCTTCGCCCCGAGTTGCTTGCCGGCCTTCGAGTACGGCTGGCAGGGGGGGCCACCGGTGACGACGTCGGCGCCACGCCAGCGGGTGAAGTCGATGTCCTTGACGTCGGCCTCGATGACCTCGCCGTCGACCGCCTGCTTCGCCTTCATGTTCCGGAGGGTCTGCGCGGCGTGCTTGTTCCACTCGACCAGGGCGACGGACCGGAAACCGGCCAGCTTGAGGCCGTAGGCCATGCCACCGGCGCCTGCGAAGAGCTCAACAACAGTTGGGGCGCCGCCCTTCTTCGGCTTCTCCTCGCGCCCCTTCTGGCGCTTGGCGCGGTGTCCACGCACGGCACGGCCCTTCCGGACGTGGGGCTTGACCGAGACCAGCTCGAGCCGCTTGCCCTTGAACAGTCCGACCTGGCGTGACGGTTCGATGAGGTCCCAGCGAGCGGGCAGGGCGTTCCTGCCAGCCTCCCACCGGATCTTCGCGATCTGCGCTCTGCCATGGGTCGACCCCTTCCGCTTCCCGTGGGGCTTGTCGACCATGCGCTTCTCGACCGGGCGCAGTCCCATGTCGCGCAGCGCCTCGTAGGTCGTGCCCTTCTCGCCCTCGAAGCTGTAGGTCACGAACAGCGCCGGCCGGTCCGACGTGCCTCGCTTGCTGCGGTCGAGGAGACGGATGCAGCGGGCGCACAGCATCGAAGCGGCCCCCAGCGTGGAGCCGTCGGAGGCGATCCGGGTGAGCTCGAGCACGTTGTGCCGGTCGACCTCGTGGCCCTCCGGCCGGCTCTTCTCTGCCCTGTCCCACCGGCCCGTGGGGGTGCCGACGGTAGCCACGGCCACCAGACGGTCACCGACCTGGACGCCGATCGCGTACATGAGCCCCTTGACGTTCGCCTTCGGCAGCATCGAATGGTGCTCGTTGACGTAGTCCACTGCCTCCTGCTTCGAGACGTTGACCAGGCGAGGCTTGTAGGTGCCGTGGGCCTCGATGGCGTCGGCCGCCACCGCGTTGACGAGCCACATGGGGGCGGTGAGGTCCTCGTTGCGCTGCTCGACTGGGAGCAGGTCCTCGAACTTCCCCGACCAGCGGGCCTCGTCGGTCTCCATCGCGACCTCGACAGCCCAGATCGCCATGTCCTCCCGTTCCTCGGCCGACAGAGGCTTGCCGTCCTTGCCGTAGTACGGGGCGTGCAGCAGTTCCTCGAGTTTGAACGCGGGCTCGGCGTCCTCTCCCCAGTCGGGCATCCGGCTCGTCGCCCAGTGCCACGCCATCCCGAACTCGGGATCGTCCATCATCCACTTCGCGTTGCCGATCATGGTCTCGCCGATCTCGGCCGGGTCGCGTCCGTCCCACGGGGGCCGCTTGTACCCCTTCTCGCCCTTCTTGGGCGCGCCCTCGTCGCCGACCACATCGATCCAGTGGACGTCCTCGACCTTCTTGCCCTGCTCCTCTGCCATGCGTCGCCGGCGCTCGTGTAGGGGGATCGGCACGACCTTCTTCTTCGTGCGGCGGACGTGCGCCCTCACCTGGACGCGGTCGCCCGGCTGGAGCTGCTTCTTCTTCCGCCGCCGCCTGCCCATCTACTTCTTGCCCCCTCGACCCCAGACGTCGGCCCGGTGGACGTCGTCCAGGAAGTCGTCGCCGGCCTTGCCGCCGCGGCGCAGGTACGTCTTGACGGTGTGGTCGACGCCGCGGTGGCGCGTGTCCAGGTCGTCCAGGTCGCCGCCGTCCTTGGCCCCGTTGACGTAGTTGTGGGTCGCCATGAGCCCGTTGAGGCCCTCGAGACCGCTCTTGACGTAGCCGCGGGTGTACCGGTCGACGTCGCCACCGGTGAACCCCTTGCCGCCGTGCGAGAACAGGTCGGCGTCGTCGTCGTCGGTGGCGCCGTGGTAGTGCTTCATCGCCGACACCAGCTTCTCGTCCTCGATCCGCTTGACGCCGATGTCGTCCTTGATGAGCGCGTGCCCGGCCTCGTCGTCGAAGCTCACCTGGCCCCGCTTGATCCCGTGGTCGGCGCCGTACCCGGCCGCCTGGTAGACCCCGGCCGCGGTCGCCAGCGTGCCCACCCGGCTACGGGGTCCGACCTTCATGTGCTCGGCGCGGTGCTCGTCGTACTCCTTCGAGCTGGCCGCGGTCTCGCGCAGGCTGTCGAAGGCCTCGCCGTGCTTCGCGCTCTCCTCGGTGGCGGCCGTGTCGAGATCCTCGGTGGGCGTGCCCGTGCCGACGCCGTCGATCTCGCGGTGCTGGACGTAGTGCCCGTGCTCGACCTTGTGCGCGCGGCCGTCGTCGTCCAGGACGGTGATGCCGCGGGGGCCAGCTCGGTGACCGGTGCCGACCGTGTCCTCGCCGGAGTACGGGTGTCGGAAGCGCAGCCGCGCCCCCTTCAGGTGCTCGCCGACCTCGTCGGGCTTCTCCGGGGGCTTCGCCATCGCCTTCGCGCCGGCCGCCGCCGTCGGCACCTTCGCCTTCAGCATGAACCGCAGCAGCGCCTTCGCGAGCGTGCCCATCCAGGCGTCGAGGCTCTTCTGCTTCTCGTCGCCCTCGAGCCCCTGGATTCGATCCCACTCGGCCTTCGAGGCTTCGGCGACCTCCTGGTACTGACGCTCGGTCTCGTTGGCCTCGGTGTTGGGAGGAGTCCAGGCGAACCGCATCGAACTGCCGCCCTTGCCGTCCATGTCCACCGCGGGGGGCGGGCCGCTCTTGAGGATCTTCTTCGGATCGTCGTGGCCGAAGTCCTCGAGCATCTTGCCGAACTGCTTGTCGACGTGGTCGTCGCCGAACACCCGGCCGATCATGCGTCGCAGTGGGGACTGCTCGACGTTGACGTTCATGGTCTTCGTCTTGGCGTCGAACTTCATCTGCATGTCGCGGCCGGCGAGACGGGACACCAGGAAGTGCGGGGTGAGCTGCCCGACTTCCTTCGCGGCCTCGAGGAGTGCCGTCTTCTGGGGCGGGGAGAGGTCTGTGCGGCTCTCGATGTGCTTGATGAGCGCCTGCTTGATCGGCTTGACGTCGAGCCCGCCCTTGGTGGCGAGGTGGACCTTCGTGAGCAGGTCCATCGCCGTCTTGTTCTTGTAGAGGAGCTCGGGCATCTTGTCGTAGAACAGGTGGCTGTTGTCAGCGAGCCGGATGGACGTGCCCATCGGGTCGCCCTCCCAGTCGATGTTGCTCCCGCTGTGGTTCGAGATCATGTCGACAGCGTGGTCGACCATCGCCTTCCCGAAGACGCGATTGTAGGTGTCGTCCTCGGCGGTCTCCTGCTTCCAGAGCTCCGCGGAGGCCTGCGGGTGGTAGTTGTTGGCGACGTCGAAGCCACCACGGGCGATGGCCGGGATCGCGTAGCCCATGTCGTGATTGAGCATCACGATCGTCCCGAGGAGCCGCTGCTTCGGGGTGATCTCGAGGCCGCCAGCGGTCAGAGCGTCGAAGGCGTTGGAGAGGTTCTCGATGTTCTTCTGGACGTGCCGAACGCCGTGATCACCGAGCGTGCGTCGGGCCGCCTCGATCTCCTGGTGTGCCAGGCGACGCATCGCCCCCTGCATGAGGTGGGCCGCGTCCTTGGGTGCGACTCCAGCCGCTTCGAGGTTGCCCGCGAGCGTGTCGATGAACTGCTCGCCGTAGACCACGTTGTTCTCACCGACCCAGCCCTGCTTCGCCATCTCGCGCCAGTGCTCTGTCGCGGACTGCTTCGCGCCCTCGATGCTCTCGCCGTTGTACTCCCGCTCGGGGAAGCGGTTGTCGATCTCGCGCTTCACCTCGCCCCACTTCGCCGTCATCTTGGCGCGCTCGATCTTGGGCAGGTCGTTGAAGCCATCGGGGAGCTCGGGCATGGGCTCGTCGTAGATGTCCGCCTCGTTGATCTCGCCGTCACCGTTGAGCGGACCCTCGCCGGCGTCCTTGCCCTCTGGGGCCGCTGCCGGCTTCTCACCCTCTGCGGGTCGCGCGTCGGCCTGGGGCTTCTCCTGGGGCTGCTTCTGCTCGCCGGCGCCCCCTTCCTGGTACTGCCCCTTCCGGACCTTGTGCAGTCCACCGCGCTCGTCCATGACCGTGACGCCCTCGGGGCCGCCATACTTGACCTTGCCCTGGATCTCCGACCCGTCCTCGCCCTTGAAGCTGACGGTCTTGCCGACGTCGGCGTGGTCGGCACCGACGCCCTGCTTCTGGCCGGGCTCTTCGGGCTGGGCCTGTGCCGGCTGTCGCGGCTTCGGCTGCTCCTTGTTCTGGCGGACCCACCGGTGCTTCATCTTGTCGAAGACGAGACCAGGTCGAGGGGGGCGCGTGCCGGGCTCGGCCTGGGGCATCCCCGGCATGGCCGACTTGTTCATGATCATGCGCTCGAGTGCCTTCTCCATCGTGCCCAGCTTCTTCATGACGCTCACCAGGTTGTCCATCGCGGCGTGGATAGCCTTGCGCTCCTCGCCTTGAGGATAGGGTTCGAGGTTCTCGGTCTTGCCGCGTGCGAGGTTGTACTGCCGTCGGGTGCCGTCGACCAGGTAGGGGCTGCGACGACGCTGCGCGTGGAGCTTGTCCTCTGCCCACGACTCGAACGCGCGGGCGAACATTTCGTGGGGGCTCTGCCAGTAGCTCCCGAGCGTCTCCGCGTCGGTGAGGTACTTGGACTGCTTCAGACTGGCGAGCAGCTTGGCGTTGGACTTCCACTTGTCGACGCGGGCGTTGAAGGCCTCGCGGTCCTCGTCGGAGAGGACGCCCGCCCGGTTCTTCATCCGCAGGACGGTCGAGTCGGACTGGATCGCCTGGTACTCGCGCTGATGCTCCTCGCGAGTGAACCCGAGGTCGCGCTCTCCGGCCGGGGTCCGCATGGCCTTGACGACGGCCTGCATGGCCTGGGTGACCTCGTTGGGGAGGTCCTCGCGACGCTGGCCACCGGAGCCGTACCGGGCCACCGGGTCGCCCTTCTCGTCGCGCACAACCTTCCCGCTGGCGGTGGTGATGACGTTGAGCTTGCCCGGGATGACCGACCCCGAGAGGGTGTGGTCCATGAAGTGCGCCCACTCGTGGCACAGCGTCCCGTTGCCCTTCGTCTTCGTGAGGTTGATGATGACCTCGTTGGGCTCGTAGTGAGCTCGGGTCCACCCGCCCTTCCCTCGAGCTCCGAACGCGAGCGCGAGCTTGTGGTGGTGGGCGAGAGCCTGCGGGTCGATGCCGAGCAGGTCGGCGAGGTCGGCGAGCGCCTCTGCGGCGCGCTGGACGTGCGCCCCGGCCTCGGCGTCGGCTACCCAGTTGCCGTACTGCACCGCGCGCAGTCCGAACTCGTCGTTGAGTTGGTCGCCCATCTTGATGTGGGAGACGTCACGGCCACCGACCCGCTGGCCACCGGACAGGACCCGGCGCCACCGGCCGCCCTTCGACTTCCGGGTGACCTTCTTCTTCTCTGCCCAGCTCCAGTCGTCTTCCTTCTCGGCCTGGCGCGCCTTCGAGATCGTCCGCCAGAGCTTCGTGCGCCCCCTGCTGCGCGAGTAGTCGGTGATCTGCTTGATGTACCGCTCGCCCAGCGACGCAACCTGTCGAGCCTCCGGCGACTTCGTGTACCCCTCGACCTTCTCCATGAGCTGATACTTGTCGCCCGGGAGCCAGCGGATGCCGGAGTAGCCAGCCGCCTTCATCGTGTCGGCGCCGATCTTGACCCTCCGGTCGCCGATCTTGACGTGGTACCACCCGCCGCTCCAGTGATCGTCGCCCTCCCAGTCGTCGGACTTGCCGACGTGGGCCAGGATGCCGGCGCCGTCCAGGGGCGGCGTCACCGGCCGCGTCTGGTGGCGCAGCAGGTCCTTCTCGTCGCGAATCCAGTCGGCCACCTGGTCGACCGTGTGCAGGGTGTCCAGCGTGTGCTCGAGCAGGTTGATCCCCTCGACGTACAGGCGACGCCCCTCCGCGCTCTGGGGGGCCTTGGCGGCGACCTGCTTGTAGATCTCCGTCTTGAGCATCGCCGCGCCCGCGGTGTCCCCGAGACCCTGCAGGTACTCGACGTCGCCGGCGTCGCCGAGCACGGCCTTCTTCGTGACGCGCTTGACCGCCTCGGTCTCCCCCTGGGCCTCGAGCTCGGGCAGGTTGTCCATGTTGACGCGGTGCCAGGTGTGCTTCCTGGCGCCTGGCACGTACTCGCCGACGTCGTGGTGCTTCTTCCGGCTGCCCTTGCCCCGGGCCTTCGGCTTCTCGACGACCGGCTTGGACGGCTGGGCCTTCTTCGGCTTGCGCTTCCGCTGGTGCTGCTGGACCGTGGAGACGCCCTTCTTCGTCCTCCGCGTGTGCGTCCGCACCTCCGACTTCTCGCCCGGGTCGGGCATGACCGCTTCCTTGTCGCCGAACATCGTGGATGACGAGCGGGGTGTCGAACTCGGTGTCGGCCTTGAGCATGTCGTAGGTGACCGGAGAGGCCTCCTCGTCGAAGGGCCAGTGCAGAGCGTGGACGGCCTTGACGTGGGTGAGGACCGTCTGGGGCACGCCGTTGTACTCCTCGTGGTCCTTGATGTTTGCGCGTCGAATCCAGAACCGGTCGCCGACGTGCATCCCCGTCATGGTGTCCGAGCGGTGCTTACCCCTCTCCTCGAGCAACCCCTGCGCGAGCGGGTTGGAGGTCTTCCACTTGTAGGTGTGCCCGCTCTCGCCCTTCATGATGAGGATGTAGGTGGTGCCGTACTGATGGTCGAAGCTCGGGCGGGCGATGACCTCGACGAGCTCGGGCTCGTGGTACTCGATGCCCTTCCGACGGTCGGCCGCGGTGACCTTGCCCTTGCGGATACGATCGCCCGGCTTGCCCCGATACCCCACCTTCGCGGCCTGGCGCTTCGCCTCCTCGCGAGCCTCGTGGGCCTTGTGCCGGAAGTAGCCGCCGACCGCTGACGCAGCGAGGCCCTCGTGGCGCAGCTCGTGCTCGCCGGCGTCGGCGATGGTGCGGAGCTTCGCGTTGTAGGTGCCGGCGCTCTCGACCCTCTTCTCGACCTTCTCGAAGTCCTCGTCGTATGGAGACGACCAGGCGTCATCGCCCAGGCGCTCGATCGCTTCGGCGGTCGGCCTGACCTCCTCCTCGATGACCGTCTCCGTGGCGGGCAGGGTCTTCATCCACTCGAGCGCAGCAGCGCCGATCTTCCGGTGCTTGTCGGTGACGTCGGTGTCCCGCAAATCGCGGAAGACCTCCAACGTGCCCGGGATGTGCTTGAAGTCGGCGACGTCCTTGCTCACCCACTGATCGTCGGTGATCTCGATGGCCGCAGCCGCCCTGGCCAGCGTGTCGTCCAGCGGCACGAGCATGTCCTTTGGGGGCTTGCCGCCGCCGTGGTCCTCCCAGTCGGGCAGGAACGCGAGATCGTCCCACGGCTTCTCGAAGAACTCGAGCATGAGCGCCGCGGCGCGGGCCACCGCCGCCGCCGACCGCCCCATGTAGTCCTTCAGGCACTCGCCGCCGACCTGGATGTGTCGGCCATCGCGCCGGTCCTTCAGGACGTAGCAGGTCTTGCGCCCTCGAGTCGTGCCGCAGTGGTCGCACTTCATGCCGGTGTGCATGAACATCGGCGGGACGACGTGCTGGCTCGTGGCGTTGACCAGGTTGCGGTCGCCGCTCGGGGTGAGCTTGCCGACGAGCTGGTGGTCGCCGTATTTGAACTCGGGGGCGTCGATGCGGATGCGCTGGTGGTTGACCCGGATCTCGCGTGTCATCTCGCCACGCTCGTCGCGCTCCCAGTCGGGGACGCGCATGATCTTGGGGAAGGGCTCGCCGATGAGCTCGAGCCGCGGGGGCTCCATCCCCAGCCTCTCCGCTCGCTTGGCGTACTCCTTGACGACGGCCTTGATGCGCCCGAGCTTCCGGGTGGGTAGGTCGAGCTCGACGGGCTCCTGCTCGATGGGCGCAGTAGTCGGTGCCGACTTTGCGGGCGACGGTTCCGGCTTCCGCTCGGGGGCCGTCCGCTTGTGGTGGCGGACCTGGGTGACCTTGCCGCTCTTCGTGACGCGCGGGTGGGCCTTGACGCTGGTGAACCCACCGAAGAGAGCGAGCTGCTCCCCCTTGTGCAAGGCGTAGGGCGTGATCTCCTTGTCGCCCAGATACTTCCAGGTGGTCGCGTCCTCCGGGTAGCTGTCAGCGAACGAAATCCAGTCGTAGTGCTGCGCGAGCAGGTCCTCCACGTCGCTCTCGTTCTCCAGGACGTCATGCACCCATCCGTGACTGACTCTCCAGTCCTGCGCGAGCTCGTGAGCCGCAGCCCCCTTCAACTCGTCGTAGAGCTCCTCGTTCGAGAGCCCCTCGTCTCGCAGGAGGTCGTAGCCGTGGGTCCGACGCATGATGTCCATGACCACGCTGTAGTGCTCATCGGCATCATCTTCTTCGAGCAGGTCGAGGTACGTCTGCGCGAGATCCTCGAAGTCATCGCCGACGTCGAGCGTTCTCTCGGGATCGACGCGGTAGCTCCAGAGCTTGTCGCCCCCATAGCCCGGGTTGTCCAGGTAGGCCTCGGCGTCCCCCCTCTCGGCCGTGAGGTGCGCGCCGGCAGTGATGCCGGGGTCATCGGCGGCCCGCCAGAGCACCGTGTCGCCACTCCCTCGAGCACGACGATAGCGATCGACGGCGGCTCGCTTCACCCGCCTGGTGTGCTGCTTCACCATCGACACGCGGCCCGACTTGGCGGCCCTCGGGTGCGCCTTGATCTGCACGTCGCCGCCGCGCCCTGCCTTGACCAACTGTCGAATCGCGAACTTCATACCAGCCGCCCCCTCTCGATCTTGGGCAGTGCGACCCGCAGGGATCGCTCCTTGCGTGCCGCGGTCTCCCACCCGCCCCTGCCAGCCGCCGCGTTGTCGTACTCGGCCTCGAGCGCCTCTTCCATGTCGGGCCAGGCGTACCAGGGCTCGCCGTTGGGCGCCTCGAGTTGCAGGAACTCGTCGGGGTCCGACATCCAGGCCTTGCGGTCGGCTCGCTCGAGACCCACCGCACGGGCCACCCGCGACTGCGCCGCCCTGGTCATCCAGGCGGACGGCTCGGCGATGGCGTCGGTGTAGTCCGGGAGCCCCTCGCCAGGGAACTCGCCGCGGTCGGCCTCGGTGTAGCCGCGGCGACGAAGCTCCGCGTGCTCCTCCTGGACCGGACCCAGGGCCTCGGCGATGCCCCGGCCCTGCCCGACGTGAGCTCGGAACGCGACGGAGTCGAGCGAGACCTTCGTGCCCGGGTTCGCCCGCTCGATGGCCTCGATGTAGGACTTGGCCTTGGGCGACCGCCACCCCAGGCCGAGGAGGTGGACACGGGCGGGCTTGAAGTCGCGCACGAACTCGTAGACCTCGGCGGGCGTCTTCGGGCTCTTGTTGGCGGGGATGCCGGCGACGATGTCCGTGCCCATGAGCGCGGTGGCCTCTCCCCAGCTCTCACCCAGCCGCCCCTGCAGTCCGACGATGAGGTTGGCGCCGTTGGCCTGGACCTCGGTGAGCTCGTCGTGGAACCGCTGCAGCATCGCCCGGGTGGTCTCCCAGTTGCCGATCTTGTCGGGAGCGACGAGGTAGGCCTTGCTGCCCATGCGCTCGGAGACGGCCCGGTAGGTGTCCATGACCCGGTCCCAGTCGACGGGCTTGGGCACGCCCTTCACTGCGCGGAACGCACCGCTGTCGAGGAAGAACGGCTGGTCGCCCTCGGCAACCTCCTCGAGCACCGTGGCGAGCCCCGCGTCGGTGAGGTCGCCGACGGTGGCCCCGGCCGGGATGTCGGTGGCCACGAGCGCGCGGAGCTCCCCCGGGTGGTTCGAGCCGCTGGCGAAGTACGTCGGCCGCTGTCGCTGGTGCTCCTGGACGACTGCCACCTTCCCCGTCGGGGTGCGTCGGTAGTGCCGGCGCACAGAGAAGAGCTCCCCCTGGGCGCCCTTCAGTAGCTCTCGACGGATCAGGAACCGCATGGTCACTCCGGCTTGTCGACGACGACGAGGTACGTCTGGACCCCCGTGGAGCGGGTGGCCTTCTTGAAGGCGCCCTCGGGCAGCTTCTCGGACCACCCTACCTCGTCGAGCCACGTCCGGAACGCGCGATCCTTCTTCGAGTTGCCGTACATGGGGCCGGCGCTGATGATCGACACCAGGCGCCCGCCCGGCTTCAGCAGGTCGTAGGCGTGCAGGACGTGGTCGATGTCCTGGCGGCTCTCGAAGGGCGGGTTCTGGACGATTCGATCGTAGATGGGGCCGGGGTTGTAGGCGAGGAAGTCGCGCGAGACGATCTCGCGATCCTGGTCCTCGAGCACGCCTCGGAGGGTCTCGTGGAACTCGCCGACGTGGAGCCGGATGCCCGGCTCGTGAGCCTCGACCACGCGGGCCATGTCTCCGAGCCCGGCGCTGGGCTCCAGTACCAACTGCCCTGGCTCAAGATCGGCCTCCTCGGCGACGCGCTGCGAGAGCACGTCGGGTGTGGGGAAAAACCCCTTGTGGGTGAGCAGCTTGGCGCTCTCGAGGCGCTCGCGCTTCTCCTTGTCCTCGGGGCTCTCGTAGCTGTCGCCCTGCTGGTAGCGTGCCCTGGCCTCGCCCGCGTAGGTCTTGAAGGCGGCGATGGCTGCGTGCCAGGCCTCATCGCCGACGATGCCGGCCTTGAGCGCCCGCTTGGCGTCACGGATGTCGTCGGGGATGTTGCCCGGGAGCCACCGGCCGCTGGCCTTCACCGCCTTGGCGATGCGCTCGACGGACTCGATCTCCGGCATAGACAAGCTCGCCCTGACCTGCCAGAGCTCCTCGCCATCGGGCGGGGACTGGCGGGCGATGACCTGGTCGAGCACCGCGAGGTCCTTGTCGACGCCGGTGACCTTCTCGCGCCGGTGGTACGACGGTCCCCATGCGTCCTGCCGTGCGTCCTTCGCCAACTCGGCGAGGTGGTTGAGGTTGAAGTCGTTGGCGGGGTGGCCGTACTTCGGGCTGGCGCTTTGGAGCATCTTGAACGCGGCGAACGTCTGCATGAACCGCAGCGCCGGGTCCAGGGTGCCACGCTCGGCGTGGTCGGCGAGGGTGCGCAGGTAGGCCTGCTGCTTCTCCATGCGCTCGGCATCCATGATCAGCCCGGCCTGGATGGACGCTCGGCGCCTGGTGACGTTCCAGTCGTGAGGCTCGCGCTTCTTGTCGATCTTCGGCTGCAGCTTGTCCGCGGCCGTGCGCAGCTTCTTGGCGTGCTTCGCGCCGTCGTAGACCTTCCCCGCCTTCCTCTTCGGCGAGGCCTTCGTGTGCCCCGCCACGGGCTTCCCTCGGCGGATGTGGGCGCGGACCACGACGCGAGCTCGGCGAGGCTTGCTCTCCTGCGAGAACATCGAGAGCTGCGGGCCAGCTCCAGACGCCTTGACGGCCTTGTCCATCGGCTCGAGCTTGTCGTCGGGCGCCACCGCGAACCAGACCGGATGTCTCGACGGGTCGGTGTGGTAGACCTTGCCCGCCTCGACGAGATCCCACAGCGCGTCGCCAGGGACACCGTGCCCCATGTCCGCAGTGATGTCGGCGAGGTCGACGAGGATCGTGTTGAAGGTCGAGGAGTCATGGGTCCGGAGGTAGTCGAAGATGCGTCGACGCCACTCCGGCCGGGTCTTCTTCGTCATGTCCTCGCGGCGACGAACCTCCTCGGTGAACTCCCGCGCCTGCCGCTCCTTCCTGGACGACCTTGGAGGATCGTCCTCTGCCCGAACCAGGTGCAGGTAGTAGCCCCGGCCCGGGTTCTTCGTGTTGGTGTACCAATCGACGCTGGCGCGGGCGTGCATGTCGGCCGTGGTCTTCGGCCAGTCGACCACCGGGAAGTGCGCCCAGTTGCCCGACGTCTCGGCGCCATTCTTGTCGAGGTTCATGAGGATCGAGGTCCGGTAGTCGGGCCTCATGATCAGCAGCTTCGGGCGGTCCTTCACCATGACGGGCAGCGCGTAGTCGACGTCGCCGCCGTGCTTGAACCACTCGCCGACCACCTTCACCGTTGCCGTCCGCTTCACGTCCTTGCTGGGCGCCCAACTCGATCCGTGCAGGTTGAGCTCGAACTCGTCGCCGACGTTGAGCTTCGCGGCCTCTCGCTGGTCGTGGTCGTAGGCGGGCCACCGTTCGAGCCAGGCCTTCCGATCGCGGGGCCTCTTGGCGTCTCCGGCGTCCTGTTCGTAGTCGTCGGGGCCGTGGATCTTGAACTCGCCGCGCCGGTTGCGGGCGCGGACGCGCTGGTGCTGCTTCACCATCGCGACCTTCGTCTTCGTCCGCCTGGTGTGCGCCTTGACCGTCGACGGGCCGAAGAGCTCGAGCTGCTCGGCCTTGGTCAGTCGGATGACTCGAAGTCCGAGGGTTCCCAGCGTGGACGCGGCAAGCCTCTGTAGCTGGGGGCCAGCTCGATCTCTTCCTTCTCGTCGATCACGATTGGGTCGCCACTCGAAGGCGACGGGCGCGTCGATGACGGTGCCGGCCTGGGCGATCTCTTGCCGCCATCGGTCGAGGAGAAACTCTTTCCACTTCTCATCGGTGTACCCCGTGATGTCGCCGGTGTCGGGGTTGCCTCCCGACTCCCGGATGTGCCTGTTCATGTCGTTCTCGGCGAAAAACGCGGCGTTGGCCCGCAGCGTCTCAATGAAGCTCAGAGGCCCCATGCGACCACGGACCTCGTAGTCGAGCGTCAAGATCATCGTGCCGGTCGGCACCGCGATCCGCAGTTCCCTGATCACCATCTGGGTCGCCGAGCCGATGTCCTGCGGGCTCGGGAACGGGAACCCGCCCGGGTGGTTGTGCGTGAACGAGCCGCCTGCGGTCAACTCGGGCCGCCTCGTCAAGGCGGGGTCGATGGCGCAGGCGTGCTTCGGGTCAGACTCCGGGCTCCACGCCCTCGTCGTCACCGGCGAGCCCCGGAACAGTTGCCGGCCGTCCGTCGCGAAGACGCAGCAGTGCTCCTCGGGCATGTGGCGGATCGCGTCGTCGACCTCGTCGATCGACATCGTGACGTGCATGGGTCCGACCTGGTCGGGGCCACGGTTCTGCGGGTGCGGCGTGAAGGCGACGTACTGGCGCCCCTTCGTGCCCCGCTCGTGTGACTTCACGATCGAGGCCTTGCCGCCACGGACGCGGGCGTGCTGACGCACCCGAGCTCGACGCGCCGTGCTCTCCTTCGTGAACAGGGCGAGTTGCTCGGCCTTCAGCATCCGACGGATGAGTAGGCGGAACACCGGCGCCAGGTCGTGCAGGGGGCGGCCCTTCTCCATGAGGTCGGTGTCCTCCACGTCGGAGGCGTACTCCTTGCGCAGCACCTCCTGGACGGTCGCCCGCGGGTGCTTCTGACGCCACTGTTCAACGACGTCGTCGATGCCCTGGCCCTTGAAGATGGTGAGGCTCGGGTTGCGGGCTCGAGCTCGCTCTTCGTAGTCGACGACGCGCTGGTAGCTGGCCGGGCTGACTTCGCGAAGTGCCCAGTACCAGCTCGCAGGCTGCCACTTGCACATGAAGCAGCCCGACTTCATGACGTCGCCGAACCCGTGCCGCTCGAGCACCTCCTGCTCGCCGGCCTTGTCGATCCCCATCTCGACGAGGGGGTAGAAGTCGGCTTCGAAGTCCGGGCCGGCTCCTCTCTTCTCGAGATCCTCGGCTCGCGTGATCCGGTGGGTCTCATCCGCCGCAAACCCGATCAGCATCCGGTGAGGCTTCCGATCCCCTCGGCGGACCGCGTTGCCCCATGCCGCGTTGCCCACGCCCCACTTCTCGCGGGAGAGGTCGTTGATGAGCTGCCGATTCGGCACGATCTTGTGGTTGTGCGTGCAGCCCGGGTCGTTCATCGCGCAGATCGTGCGCTTGCTCGCGTAGTCCTCCATCACCGAAGGCCGGAGGTGGTAGCCGCCTCGTTCCGCCCGCTCGTCGATGGTGTCCTCGTCACGTCGCCACGACTTCGGAACCTTCTTGATCTGCTGGATGTAGGGGTTGGCCTGGTCCTCGATGGCCTTGATCTCGTGGTCGAGCTCCGCGACGCGCGTGTCGATGACTCCCAGCCTGGCGCGCGCCTCCTCTCGCTGCTCGTCGGTGGTCCGCTTCGCCTCGATGCGCTTGTTGAGGCGCTTGCTCTCCGAGAGGAGCTTCTTGCGCTCCTCGCGCATCGGCTTCGCGGGCGCCTTGACCTCCCACATCCCCTCGCGGATCTCGTGGACCTTCGCCTTCCAGGTGTTCATCGCGTCGGGGGTCGGCTTGCGCTGGATGATCAGGCGGATGCCGTGCTCGTCGCAGAACTCCTGGACGCGAGGGATGAGCTCGTAGGTGTGGGGCCACTCGTTGCCGGTGTCGGTGAAGACGGCCGCGTCAAGCCCCTCGGGGCCGATGGCCTTGCCGTCGACGAGCAGCTTGCCCTCGGCGACGAGGCACAGCATGGTCATCGAGTCGCGCCCCATCCCCATCCGGAGGATCGTGAGGCCGGGAGCAGACGGGGTGAGGCGCTGTTGCTTCCGCCCCTTCTTCTTCCGCGTGTGGCGCTTGACGACTGCGACCTTGCCCTTCTTCGTCTTCCGGACGTGGCTCTTCACGTCGCCGAAGAGCCCCTGCTGGTCGCCCTTGTACATGCCGCGGCCCTCGTTGACCCAGGCCTGCTCGGGATCGAAGAGCACGACCTCGCTGGCGCCGGCGAGGTCGCTGGACGTCACCACGAGCGAGTCGTAGCCCTGGGCCTTCAGCTTCTCGATGTCCTTCTTCGTGAGGTCGCGCGGGCTGATCTCGTACTTGCCCTCGACCACCTTGGGGTTCTTCACCGAGACGGAGACCTCGTAGGTGTGGTCGCCGTACATGCGCGCGTACCGCTTCTTGGGCGACAGGTAGATGCCATACTCGCCGCCGACGTCGGGCCGGAGACTGTGCCCCTTGGGCATCGCGGTGTCGCTGCCGTGGAACAGCGGGTGGCGGTACTTGCTGCCGCGGCGGAAGTCGACCGGCATCTCCTCGCCGCGGCCGTCGTCGTGGTCGTCGTCGCGCTTGGGCACGTCCGGACGCTGCCACCGCTTGACCATCGGGTTCGACTTCGACGGGAGCAGGGCCAGCCCCGGGCCACCCTTCTCGATGTCCTCGAGCTTGTCGTAGTAGTCGTCGCCCTCCTCGACGATGTGGTCGGCCGCGATCTCCTCGGCGAGCTCGGGGTCGTCCGTGTGCTCGAGCTCGTGCTCGGTGCCGTCCTCGAGCGCGTCCTGGTCGAGCTCGTCGTGGTCGACGTCGTCGGCCGCACCGCCTGGCAGACGGTCCTGTCGGGCCTTCGCCAGTCCAGACACACGCACGGCAAGACGGCGACCCTTCGCCATCTTCCGGACGGTGGACCACGCGATCTTCGCTGCTGACTCGGGCGACTTGCCCTCGGCCTTGACCGCGTCGAAGACCTCGCCCCACTTGTTCGCGGTGGCGAGATCCAGCGACTTCAGGCTGGCGGGCACGTCCTCGATGCTCTTCCAGGGCATAGCGCGACTCCAGGCGTCAGGACCGGAGACCCTGACCCACTATCAGGGCCTCCGGCCGGGGAGGTCGCGCTAGTCGCTGTAGGCGACCTCGAGAGACAGCATCGCGTTGGTGACCTCGTTGGTGCCGTCCTCCTGGACGATGTACACCGCGAGCACGTCACCGTCGTCGACCGCCATCGCGCCGGCGTTGAAGTAGTCGCGGCGCTGGTCCTGCGGGAACGTGTTGAGGGCCGACACCACGCCGGTCGTGGTGTTCATGAGGAAGAACTTGACGTCGGCCGCGGTGTGCAGCGTGGTCGCCCCGTCCTCGAGCTGGATGGAGTTGACGACGCCCTTGTGGGGCACCGGCCAGCCGTCGGTCGGGGTGATGATGTCGTGCTGCACGCTGTTCAGGACAGCCGCCTGCGTGAGCTGCGCGGCCGTGACCCGGTAGCGGATGAAGTACGCGAGCTGGCCGTCGATGGTCGTCGTGGCCCAGTCGGACGGCGGGTAGAAGGTCAGGCAGCCGGCCTGCTGGAAGGCTCGAAGTCCCGTCGTCTGGTCCGTGGTGTCCGTGTTGTCGTAGAAGGTGCCAGCCGGGATCGCGACCCAGGCGGCGCCGTTCCAGTATTCCCAGACGCCACCGTCGCCGCCCCAGGTCGCCGGGGTGGTGAGGTTGAACCCGATCTCGGCGAACGGCAGGTCGGCACCGAAGGCCACGTAGTCACCGATCTCCTCGGTGGCCGCGTCGGGGGTGACCTGGTAGTTCGCGGTCCAGTCGGAGAACCCGCTGGTGAGAGCCACGTTCAGGAACGCCGCGTCGGTGACGTCGTAAGCCTTCGCGTAGGCTGCGCCCTGGTTGGTCAGGGTGAGGTCGGCCACCGCAGCGCCGGCCGTGCCGCCGCCGTTCGTGACCGCGCCGTCGCCGTCGGCTGCCCAGGTGCCGAGCACCGGCATGGTCCACATCATCTTGCCGAACGCCTGGTCGAGCTTGTCCAGCGACGCGGTGATGGTCTCGTCGTCCACGAGAAGGTTGTCGTCGGTGTAGGCACGGTCGCCGAAGGCGGTGTCGAGCTTGTCGATGGAAGTGACCAGGGCCTCGTCGTCCGCGACGACGTTGTCGTTGGTGTAGGGGCGGGTGACGCCGTCGGTGCCGCCGATGGCCGCGGCGATCTCGGCGTAGGCCGCGTTGACCGTGTCGGTGGCGTACCAGGCCGCGGAGTCGGTGAAGGTGTCCGCGCCCGCGGAGGTGGCCGCGACGTAGAGCTCGGCGAGGACCGCCTCGACGGTGGTGCCGGTGAAGTAGGCGGCCGAGTCCTCGACGCCGATCATGCTGGCGCCGTTGCCGTTCGTGGTCAGGGCCAGCGACGCCAGGTCGTTCAGGCGCGTGCCGAGCAGGACGGAGGCCGCGAGGGCCGCCATCGGGGAGGGACGGCCGTTTGCACCGTCGAGTACGTTCTTGATCTTGGTCGAAAGAGCGGTCTGCATGGTTGGTTCCTCCAGAGGAAGTCGGGATCAGGGCTTCTCGATGATGTAGGTGGTGATGTTGGCGGCCGTCAACCCATTCCCGGACAGCAGGACGCTGGTCTGGTGGATGCCGTCTGCCGTGTCGTCTGCCCAGACGATCCAGGCCCGCAGGTTGTCGAGTTGCTCCTCACCGGCCGCAAGGCGCAGCTTGAAGGGCTCGTCGGAGACGATGAACATGCCGACCGCGTCGGTGAACGAGACGGCCTGGTCGGTGGCGCCAGACGCGAGTTGCAGCTCGGTGTGGAGCAGGGTCGTGAACCCTTGTAGCGCCGGGATCGTGAACGGCAGATCGGCCGAATTGATCTCGGTTAGGGCCGCCTCTCCGACATCGGCCAGAAGCGCCAGGATGAGCTGTAGGGTCGCGGTCTTGGTGGCCATGCTCTACCTCACGGCTTGTCGATGAAGACGAAGATGAAGTTGGTCTCGTTGGGGCCGGTCGAGACCAGCGGCTCTTCGCTGATGACCGCCGTGTCTAGGTCGTGCGCCCAGACGAGGTGTGCGCGGAGGTTCTCGAGGAGGGTCTCGCCGGCCTTGTATCGGAGCGAGAAGGGCTGGTCGGCAAGGAGGAGCACGGCCACGTTGTTCGACTGTTCGATGGAGAGGTCGGTCTGGTTCGCGGGAGACCAGGCCATCTGCACCGTCGAGATCCGGAAGTCGGACAAGTCGGGCAACGCGCTCGGAAGCTCCCCGGTGTCCAGGGAGCAGATCGGCGGATCGTCGGTGTCCGGTGAGACCGTGAGGAGGGCTCTCGCCTCGGCTGTCTTTGTCGCCATCGTCAGCCCCCGTAGTACCGCTTGTACTGCTCACGAGCTTCCTGGATTGCATCCCAGATGACGTCGTGGAAGTACAACAGCGGACCTTCGGTGCAGTGCGGATGGACGGGACCGATGACCGGACCCCACGCATCTCGCTTGAGGTTGAAGTTTCCGCCTGCTGCGTCCCGCGCTTCGATTGCCGACAGTCTATATCGGATTGGCGCCCCTGACGGCCCCCAAATGCGCCGACACTCCGTGCAGGCCATCGGGGAGACCAGCTTGTAGACCTGGGGGTCCTTGTCTCCAGACGCGAGCGCCTGCGCCTTCAGACGCCGGTACGCCCCGTGCGAGTGAGCGAAGGCGATCTCGGTGCGGGCCACCCGCTCCATGTTGTTCTGCAGGACCGGCTTGTCCTTGCACGCGGCGCGGAGCTCCCGAGCCAGTCGCTTCGAACCCCACCGCTTCTCGACGCCATCGGTGATGGTCTCGCGGACCACCGACTGTTCGGCCTCGTTCAGCGTGCGCTCGGCACCGACCTCGACCTCGGATGCGGCCTTGCGCATGTAGATCCCGGCCTGGCGCTGGGCGTACCGCATCGACTGGCGCTGCTGGGGCGTGACCTCGACGCGCATGGCGCGCTTCACCACCTGGCGCAGTGTCGGCTTCGTCTTCTTCGGCGTCGCCGGCTTCATCGGGTCCTCGTCGAGCCCGAGACGGAAGGCGAGCTCGATGGTGCTCGTCTCGTCGACGTCACCGCTGGCCTTCAAGGCCTTGACGATGCGCTGGTCGAGCACCTGGCCGGAGAACTGGGCCACGAGCCCGACCTCGTGCTCGCGGAGGAGCGTCGCCAGCTCGGCCTCGACCTCGGCCGACATCGGGAGCAGATTGCCCCCCTCGAGGAGCTCGTGGATCGCCTCGACGAGCCTGGTACCCCACCGGTCCCAGTCCATCCTGGCCTTGAGCATGAGAACGGGGAGGTCCGGCCACCGGGCATCCCACCCTTTGCCACCACGGGGGATTAGAGCCTTCTGGAGCGGCACCGGGTCGTATCCGGCGTGCGTCGCGAGCGCCCCTATGACGGCTCCGTGGAGGCAGGGGTCCAGCGTCCGGATGTTGGTCGCCAGCCGGACCTCTCCGTTGTCATCGAGCTCACCGTGTACGGCACACCGATGCGTCACGTCGGGTTCTGAGAGGCGCGCTGGTACAGGATGTGGATGGAGCTGGCGGGCGTGCCGACGATGTTGTCGACGTAGATGCCGACCGGGTCACGAGCGAGCTCCACGTCGAACGTCGCCGAGACGTTCTTCGAGTGAACCTGCTCCTCGAACCAGCCGTCGATGGCCTGGCCCTTGTCCTCGGTCTCGATCCACCGGCCGATGTGGACGGTGTAGGCCGTGACGCCCGCGGGCACCTCGACCGCGAACTTCATGCGCTCGTAGGTCGGGGCCTGGATGCACTGCAGCTTCGTGGTGGGCGCGCTCTCGTCGGCGTTGATCTCCTTCCGGAGAACGAGCCAGACGCCCTTCTTGCCGCCGAAGGGGGAGCGAGAGACGCCCTGCGCGGGGTCGGCCTGCACCTGGGCAGGCTGGTCGTTGAAGTCCTTGAGCACCATGTTCAGCTCTCCTCGACGTAGACGGTGATGCGATCACGGGTGCCCTTCTGCATGGGGCCGCCCGGTCCTGGGGGTTGTCCTGCTGGGCCGCCGCCCTCCTGTCCAGGGGGCTGTCCGAAGGGGCTAGCGCCCTGCCCCGGGCCGCCACCGAAGCCGTCGTCCTCGCCGCCCTGGGGCGCACCGAAGCCGTCGACGTCCTCGTCGGGGGCGGCACCGAAGCCGTCGTCCTGCGGCTGCTGTTCTTGGTCGGCCATCTGCTCCTGCATCTTGGCCTGCATGTAACTCGAGGCGAACGACGGGTCGGTGGGCATGTTCCAGAGGTTGTCGTGGAACTTCTGCTTGTCCTCCTCAGAGGCCTCCTGGTACTCGTCGTCGGAGAGGTAGAACCCCATCGGCATCTGCCCCTCGGCCACGCGGACCTCGTTGCGGGTGATGCTGGTGCGCGCACGCACCTCGTAGAGCTCGGCCTCCTTCTTCGGGTCGTAGTCCCCGAATTCCCACTTCAGCCGCAGGTCGGGGTGGATGGTCCGAAGCAGCGGGTCGAACACCGTGTCGGCGAGGTGCTGCAGGTCGCCCTGGAGCCCCTCCTCCTTGGCAAGCGCGATCTCCATCTCGCGGCTCGGCTCCGAGAGACTCGAGCCACTACCGCCGTCCCACGGCTTCATGTTCACGACGCTCATGTCCATCCGGTAGATGGCGGCGCACAGGCTCGAGAGGACCGACATCCAGAGCTCGAACATCATGTCGCGGTTGTTCGGTTTGAGGTCGATCTTCTGCAGCGTGCCGTCCACCGGTAGCGGCATGACCGGGGGCTGGTGAGCTCGACGGACGCCCTGCGCGCTCTCGCGGAGCATGTCCACGAAGGCGTGGATGTCCTCGTCGTGGACGTCGCCGGAGACTCCGAGGATGAACTCGGCCATGAGCCCGCGGGTGAAGAACGTGGCGTTGTAGTCCCAGGCGTTGATGTAGCTGAGCACGATCTCGATGGCCTGCTCGACGTGGCTGGGCGGGTAGCCGGCGACGTTGATGTCGGTCCGGTTCACGATCGGGGCCACCACGAGCTTCCCTGCCCGGTACACGCCCTCGAGCACGCCCTCGCGCACGAGGCAGTAGGGCACGCCGTACAGGTCCCAGCCGGCCGCCTCCGAGGCCAGCTCGATGACTTCCTCGTTCGAGAGCCCGTCGGGGTTGAAGCCCCCGTGCCACTGCGGGGTGTCCGCGATCCACTTCTCGATCCACAGCATCGTCGGCCAGACGATCGCGCCGTCCACCGGCCGGAAGCCGACCACGCGGCTCTTGTCGTACATCGAGTACAGCTTCTCGACGATGGGCCGGTTGATCGTGAGGAGGTCCTCCTCGAGCTGCGTGATCATCTGCCCCATCGTCGGGCAGTACCGGTGGCTCGGCCTCTCGAGCATCGTCTCGGCCTTGGCGATGTACTTCTCGAACCCCTCCGGGATCTTGGCGCCCTGGTCCTGGTGGTCCTTGTGGACCGGGTGCCATCCCACGTCGATCTTCCGGCCACCCCACCGCCTCGACATCCGCCGCACCTGGTAGTGGCGGGCGCTGTGGATCGCCTGCAGCATCGGCGACCGCTCGCGGAGCTTGCGGAGGAGCTCCAGAGAGAACGTCTCGAACTTGTTGAACCCCTTTCTCACACCGACGCCGCCAGCGTCCCGCTGCATGTGCCTGGGGACCGAGGGCACGGTCGACACCGTGAGGTCGCGCAGGCGGTCCGAGCGCATCCGCTTGATCACGTCGGTCGGGATGACCAGGTCGCCGCGGTCGTTGCGGGTGACGCCCTGCTTCGCGAGGAAGTCGAGGCCGCTCTCCTCCATGCTGTCGGCCTCGATGAGCTTGCCGTCGGGTCCGTACAGGGGCGGGGGCTTCTCAGGCATGGTGTCGCTCCTCTCTCACACGGTAGTCAACCTCCCAGATCGAGCCGCACGTCCCGCACTGATGGCGGGAGACTGGGGGGAGGTGGTGCAGCATCGAGTCGACGCGCTGGATGACGGAGACGCAGCAGCGGCGCATCCCCCGGATCACGGTCTTGCCGGCCTGGCTCTGCAGCCACCCATTCGGAGCTCGACCCACTGGCTCGCCGTAGTCCAGCCGGCCGATCACGTCCTCGACACTGGCGACGGGGTCGGCCACCTTGCGGATGGTCGGCCCCAGGGCTGCCGGTAGCCGGATCTCGCGTTCGGCAGGCCGGCGCTGCTCGAGCTGGTGAACGAGACGACGGCTGGACTCGGTGATCGGCATGTTACCCCTGGAGTCGCGGCTTCCCTATTCTAGCCAGTGCCACGTCCGCAAACATATCAGCATGTGCGAAGTGCGGGTCGATCGCGACGTGTTCGGCGCGGTACTGATACCGGCCCTGCCGCTCCGCTTCCTCCGTAGTGTAGATCTTCCGGAACGCGACCGCCTGCATGTGGGGCCAGTAGACGTCGCGGCAGATCGGCGTGGGTCGCCACCGGCCGACACGGAGACCCGAGGTGAGCCGCACCTTGCCCTTCTGGACGGGGAGCCGCTGCACCAGCTTCGTGGGGTGCGGGGTCTCGTTGAGCCCCTTGACCCACCGGTCCAGGGACCAGCGCAGGCCCTTCGTGCGGTGGATGGTCACCCCGTATTTGAAGCGCGTCTCGTCGCCCCGCTGGTCCTTGTTCTTCGACAGGTCCTTCCAGCTCACCATCTTGCCGACCTTGCCGTCGGTCTCGTCCGCCACCCAGGCGCGACCAGGGAAGGCCTTGACGAATCGGAAGGCCTCGTTCCAGTGGGGCTCGCCGTCGACCACTGCGATGCGGACGTCGTACTCGACCATGAACCGGGCGGTGAGCTTCCACGGGTCGTCGCCGTGGACGACTTCGAGGTGGACGGTCCTGAACTTGCCGTTGGGCGCGAGCTTCTTGATGACCACGATGTTGTAGCCGGCCTGGACGTCGACCCCCATCGCGCAGTTGTGCGCGTGCTTCCGACGCCAGGCTTCGCTCATGTTCGCCCACCAGCGCAGTCCCGTCCGCACGCAGGCCTTCAAGTGCTCGGGGCGCACCGGCTGGGTCTCGGGGTCGATCCAGGGGATGCCGATCGTGGAGTTGTAGAACTCCTGGATGTCCTCGCTGTGCTCGTGCTTGTAGAGCACCCGAGCTGCCGAGTAGGTCGGCGAGAGCATCTGCGGCATCTGGTAGCTGTGCGGGTAGTTGCTCTCGACCTCGGGCACCCAGTAGCCGTCTCGAGGGTCGACGATGAGCTCGCCGCAGACCGGGCACCGGTACACCGCCTGGCCGTACCGCTCGATGTCGGCCGGGAGCATCCCCAGGTACGGGAGCCCGGCCTTGTCGTAGGCCCGCTCGACCTTGCGCAGCACGCGCGTCGTCGCGTTCGAGAGGTCCTCGATGCAGTCGGGGAACCGCCTCGAGAGGATGACCCCGTCCTTGCAGTTGCAGCCGCCGATGGTGTGGAACCACCGCTGATCGCCCTCGAGGAAGTATTTGTGGATGTCGCTCTCGGGGTAGAACGCGGTCGACACCTTGATGTCCCGGGGCATGACCTGGGCACTGGTGCGCTCCATCGCGCGCTCGATGTCGCCCGGCTGCATCCGGCGCACCTCGTCGAAGTACACGCCCTTCATCGGGAGCCCCTCCGTCGAGCTCCGGCCGGCGACGGTGAGGAAGAACATGGTCGTGGGTCCGAGCGTCCTCGTGAAGACCGCGTCCTGCCCCTTGCCCTTGCTGGTGGCCTTGCCGAGCCACGGGCCGATGATGGGCGACTGACGCACGAAGGGAGCGAAGCGCCTGGTGGAGAACGCGCGGGGGAGGTGCTGGTCGGGGAAGTAGTACCCGAGCATCTGCCCCCAGTAGATCACGGCGTCCCGCAGCAGGTTGATCATGAGCAGGACGGACTTGCCCGTCTGCGCGCCGGCCATGAGCGTGATGACCGGGTGGATGTCCTCGGCGATCTCGCGGAGGTGCTTGTAGGCGACCTCGTAGTCGATGACCTGCCCGTCGAAGAGCAGGTTGTAGTGCTGGATGAACCGGTAGACGTTGTCGCAGGGGTCGAGCGGAGCATCCACCGACCCGAGGGTGGTGGTGATCGCCGCGGCGATGAGCTTGAACTGCTGCTGGGCCTGCTCTGGGTCCACTACGGGGTCGACTCCCGCTGCAGTTCATCCACTTGAGACGGCGTGAAGTCGTTGGGCCAGTAGAACCAGAGCGGCCGGCGCCACCGACAGAACGACTGTCGAGCTCCCATGTGCATCCAGACCTCGTAGGCGGTCATGCTCATCACCCCTCCGTGCTCGGTAGCGCCCCTGCTCGGTCGACCTCGGCCACCATCGCCTTGACGGCGTCGACGAGGTCCTCTCGGTACTTGGCCAGCGCGGCCTCGTCAGCTCCGAAGTGCTTGCGGGCCAGCTCCACCATGCGGAGCACGAGCCCCTGCACGGCCGGTAGCACCGCCGCGGTCAGCACCTCGGCCGTCTTGCTCTGACGGACCGCCGACTCCTGCTTCTTCCCCCAGTGGTCGACCAGGCGCACGAGCACCTTGACCGACTCGAGATCCTCCATGTTCCAGTCGGCCTCCTCGACCATGAACGCAGCCACCGCGACGGGGTGCCTGGCGTCCAGCAGGTCGGGCTCCTTCCGGAGCTGCGCGATCCGATCGTTGCCCTCGGCCGTGAGCTTCTTGAACCGCTTGCTGTGCAGGCCGTGCGTGGGGGGGCGGCCGGTGCCTGGAGCTCCCCCGTGCATCCTGCAGCGGTTCGATCCAGCGACCGCCCAACCCTTGCAGGGGTTGCCGCTGCGAGTCATCGCGCCGCATCGCTTGCGACGAGAGACTGCATGGGGTTTCCGGGAATTCTTGGACTGCATGGGGTTTCCGCTCACGCTTCAGTGTAGTCCGGGCTCTCGTTCTCTGGTTCGGCCTCTTCGGACACGGGCGACGAGACCTGAACCGATCGGTAGGCCAGCGAAGCCCCCACGCGGTAGGTCCATAGACGCACTTCGGACAGGTCTGCGTCACGATGCCGGCGAGCTCGACGCACCAACCCGGTGTAGACCTGGTTGGGGTGGATGCTCATGCGGAGCAGACCCCAGTGGGACGGCAGCCCGAACTCTGCCAACTCCTCGACGGTGACGATGTCCCGCTCTTCCTGCGTCGTCTCGGGGCTCCACTCCGATGCGTATGCCAGGTAGCACTCGCTCGCGACGCTCTCGTACCGCAGCATCTTCCCCACTCGGAGATCCGCGAGCAGGTCGGAGCGCGCCCGCTTCACCTCCACGGCGACGATGCGCGGCCGTCCAACCCGGTCGGGCTCGACTCCCCATCGGTTGTTGAGACCAGGCCGTCGTCCCTTCCGGCCGTTGGTGTTCCACCGTTCGAGCGCGTCCTGCCACTCTTGAGACACGCGCTCACGCTCCGCACGGTAGGCCTCGCCCGCTCGCTCGTCCACCGGGCTCGAGACCCCAACCGCGTCGAGGACGCCGCCGCCGCCGCCGATCTCGTAGCCGGCGACTCGACACCATTGCAGGTTGAGGAGCCATGCAGCGGCTCGACGACACAGGTCGCGGTGGGTCGTCTGCATCGGTCAGGCCTCCTCTCTAACGAGGTAGACCCAGTCGGTGACCATCCGGGTGAGGTGGCCGCCGCAGTAGTCGGTACGGATGGCCGTCCGCATCCACCGACGACGCCGGAGGGGGATAAGCTCCGATGGGTCGGGGAACTTGTCCGCGTACACCGCAAAGACGTCGTAGGGCTCCGGGAGCACCTCCACGACGGAGTCGTGCCCTTCCTCGAGCTGCTGCCGCACCCTGGCCGATGGCGTGGCCGTCCGCCATGACGTCGCGGGCGGTGGTTCGTACCGCCACGGGTCGGGCTCTTCCGCCTCCCTCGCCTCGGCGACGGCCTTGTCGAAGGCGCGAACCCACAGTGCGTGGAGCTCGGGGTTGATGTCGATGATGGCCATGCGCAGCAGCGACGGAACCGCGTGGTAGGGCACGGTGAGGGTGATGGGGGTCTCGGCGTTCATGACGGCTTCCGTGGGAGGAACAGGTCGAAGAACGGGGAGACCTTGACCTCGCTCTTGCGAGCCGCGAGAGTCTCCCAGCCATCTTCGGCCGGTGTTTCACTAGACGACGACTTGGCATTTTCGGCAGGTTCGACGGGGATCGGCTGGACGGGCTCGCGGTCACCCTTGGAGGGCCTGGTGTCGTCGGCCACTAGGTACGCGCGGCGCCACCCGGTCGGGCTGCCTTCCGGGTGAGTCAACAGGCACCGGTACGGCACCCCTGCCGCTTCCAGCCATGCGTCAACGGTCTGGGCGACGGCGGTGGCGTCCTGCAGCGACACACGGTCGGACAACGGCAGGGA